ATGACGGTGGGCATTCGGGATGCCCTTTTGATACTGATCGCCAAGTGCATCGAAGAAGCTCCCATCGAACTGGATGGGTTCCGATGGTGCGGGATGCCGCAATCCGAAATGGCGACTGCGCTGCAATGTTCTGTGGAAACTCTGCGCAGACTGATCAGCAAGCCACCAATCGTTAGAAAGCGGCGAATGGGCATGACCCTGCTTCGCGTTGGGGAGCCGGGGCCGCAAACACACTATGATTTAGCGCAGATCATGTCCGCGATCTTCCGCAAGAAAACCGGCAGGCGCACCAACGTGGACCAGTTCAACTGTTTGCTGGGGCTGGCAGGCGAATGGCCCGATGGCCTTCAAGTAGAGTTGTTCAAGATCGCAATGACGCGGTGGCCGGAGTTCATGGCGGGGGTCAACGTCGAAGCCCAGATCATTCGTCGCTACGAGTTCCCTTCCATATCCGTCATCCGCCGCTTCCATCATATCGCCGTACAGATGATGACGGGTGACTATCAGGAGAGCGGGAAGGAACCTCCACCAGCGTTGAAGGCGCTGAACCCCGGCATGTGGCCCAAGTCGCTTGGTTTGAAGAAGCCGCAACCGGGCGCGTGACCGAATGCATTCTTCTCCCGAAGGTTAACCCATCGAACAGTCAGACAGCCTCCTTACTACTAATAATTCAGGGGACAAGAATACATTCGGTCATAGTAGGAAGGAGGGACTACCCGCCCGCTAACGCGACCGGGAAGTCTGCTTGAAGAAAATCCGAAAATCAGACTACGGGAAGAAGTTAGAACCCGAAGGGACTGTGATGTTTACGCGCACGGACGCGGGCACACTCGACCCCGGATTTTCACTGGGGTCGATCAGGGACCACACGCGCCCGCGCTTGTAGACACCACCCAAACCGTGAGTAGATTGGGCGTCACCTCAAATCAGGTGACGTTCCTTGTTCCACTGGCCTTTCCGCGCCGCATCTTCCCAGCCTGTGAAATCAATTTCACAGGAAGTGCGGAGCCTTGCCGATCCGTCTGACTTCCTTCTGGACATCTTCGGGGCCATCCCCGCCAGTGCTGGCGTCGTCGTCACCGCACAGACCGCGCTCCGCGTCCCTGCCGTCAAGGCTGGGGTTGCCGCGATCAGCGAAGCCACCGGCATCTTGCCCCTGCATGCGTATCGCCGCGCCGATGACGGAAGCCGGGAGAAGGACACAGATGCCCCAGCCTTCCGGCTCCTGAATGCCGACGCCAACCCATGGACGCGGGGTCCGCAGCTTCGCGAGCTTCTGACCGCCGACGCCCTCGCACATGGCAACGGCTATGCGCTGATCGTTCGGGACGGGGAGCGGAAGCCGCGTGAACTCCACCGCGTCAATCCGCAGTCCGTCGCGGTGGACGTGGACAGCCTGACCAGCGAACCCCGTTACAAGATCAGCGGCACGGACGGACGCCAGCGCATCGTTCCCTTCACCGACATGCTGCACATTCGCGCCCCGTCGCCCCTGTCCATGGACAGCGTGTCGGGCAAGTCGCCACTGATCGAAGCCAAAGATGCCATCGGCCTCCTGATCGCGTTGCAGCAGCATGCGGCGCAACTGTTCAAGAACGGCGGGCGTCCGTCCGGCATCCTGTCCTTCCCCCAGCGCCTCGGGGCAGAAGTTGCCAAGCGCATCAAACTTTCATGGACCGCTGCCACGACCGGGGGCAACGCGGGAGCGACGGCTGTCTTGGAGGAAGGCGGCTCATTTACCCCGCTGGCCTTCTCCAGCGTGGATGCGCAGTTCGCAGAGCTTTGGCAGTTCGGCATCACGGAAGTAGCCCGCGTCCTTCGCGTCCCTCCTGTGCTTTTGATGGACTACAGCCGCCAGACGTGGGCGAACGCGGAGACGGGCGGACAGCAGTTTCTTACGTATAGCCTCGCGCCGTGGCTGTCCCGCTGGGAAGCCGAGACGACGCTGAAACTGATCGCCCCGGAAGATCGCGACACGCTGTTTGTAGAACACCTTACAGACGCCCTCTTGCGGGCGGACTTCGCGACCCGTGCCACCGCATACGGCCAGTACCGGGCCATGGGCGCGATGACCGGCAATGAAGTCCGGGCGGGCCTAAACCTCCCGCCGCGTCCAGATGGGAACAGCCTCGCCAATCCGAACACGATGACCGCGAAGGCTCCCGCCGAACAGCCGAAGGAGGGCAAAGGCGATGCAGCCTGACAGCCCCAGCTTCACGGCGTTCTTCGGGGACGCTGATCGGACCTTCCGCCTTACGCCGCCGCTGATCCTCGAATTGGAGCGGGTCACGAACGCGGGCATCGGCGGACTGTCGCGGCGCATGTTCGCGGGGGACTTCTCGCACAAGGAGCTTCTGGAGACGGTTCGGCTTGGCCTGATCGGCGGCGGGGAAAGCCCTCAATCAGCCGCCAGCCTCACCGCTACCTACGCCGCGCCGCTCCCAATCACACAGCTTTACGCCATCGCCCTCCCGGTCATCGAAACCGTGATGTTCGGCCACGTCCAGAAGGAGGGCGCCGAATGAAGCTCGAAACCAGAGAGAGCCGCGCCGCAAGCACGATGGACGTGGAAGTCCGCTTCACCGCCGTGGGAGACGGTGGCGAGATCGAAGGCCGCGCTGTCCGCTGGGATACGGTGGACACGTATCGCACCGAGTTCGCTCCCACGGCCTTCGCCAATGTGCGGGGCGGCATTCCCATGTTGTGGAGCCACGATCCGGCGAACGTCATCGGCTCATGGTCCAGCGTGGAAGTCCGAGCCGATGGCCTCACCGTCAAGGGGAAGCTCAATCTGGCGGTGGCGAAGGCGCTGGAGGTTCGTAGCCTCCTACAGGCGAAGGACGTGTCCGGCTTGTCTGTCGGCTTCTCCACCGTGAAGGACGAACGTCGCTCCAATGGCGTCCGACGCATCACCGAAGCCCGCCTTCACGAAATCAGCATCGTCGCATTCCCGTCCGTTCCGGGCAGCGGCGTGACTTCCGTTCGTACCGGCCAAGCGCCCGCCTTGGCCTCATTTGTCAACTCATGCCGGATGACGGCGCGGGCGCTGGAAAGGAAACCATCGTGACCAAGCATGTGAAGATCGAAACCCGATCCGACCCTATTAACCCGCCCGAAGACCTGACCGCAGCAACACAGGCGGTGGAGGAACTGCGCACGGCGGCAACTGCATTCGAGACCCGCCAGACGGAAGCCCTACGCACCGCCAATGACCGCATCGCCGCGCTGGAAACCCGCCTCAATCGGCCCGGAGCCGGACAGCAGGAGCAGCGTACCGAACCGTCCGATGAAGTGCGGGCGTTCGGCCTGTACCTTCGCCGTGGCGATGCTGGCCTGACCGAAGTCGAGCGCCGCGCCCTGACTGTCGGCAACGATACCAGCGCGGGCTTCCTCGCACCGGAGCAGTACGGCAACGAAATCCTCAAAGGGCTTGCCGAGTACAGCCCCATTCGCAACTACGCGAAAGTGGTCCAGATCGCGGGACCGGAGATCAAGTATCCGAAGCGCCTCACCGGCACGAATGCCGATTGGGTTGCGGAGATCGCCAACCGCGTCGAAAGCACCCCGACCTACGGACAGGTGACGCTCACCCCGTATGAACTGGCGACGTTCGTGGAAGTGTCCAAGCAGCTTCTGGAAGACGCCGCCTATGACGTGGAGGGCGAGCTTCGCGAGGCCATCGGGGAAGACTTCGGCGCGAAGGAAGGTGCTGCCTTTGTGTCTGGCGACGGCATCGGCAAGCCGAAGGGCATCCTTGTCGCCAGCGGCATTCAGGAAGTCGTGTCGGGTCATGCATCCACCCTTGGTTCGGCTCCCGGCGATCTTCTGATTGACCTGATGGCGAAGCTGCCGACCGCCTATGCGAACAACGGCGCGTGGCTGATGAACCGCCTCACGCTCGCATCCGTGCGGAAGTTGAAGGACAGTCAGGGCGCGTATCTGTGGCAACCGGGCATTCAGGCCGGACAGCCTTCCACCTTGCTAAGCCGTCCGGTCATCGAAGCCGTGGACATGGACAGCGTGGCCGCTGGCAAGTTCCCCATCGTGTTCGGGGATTGGTCCGGCTACCGCATCGTGGACCGCGTGGGACTGTCCATCCTCACGGACCCGTTCACCCGCGCCAAGAACGGCATCACCATCTTCCACGCCCGCAAGCGCGTCGGTGGCGATGTCACCCATGCCGACAAGTTCGTGAAGCTGAAAATCGCCGCTTCCTGATCCTGACCAGTCAGGCGGCGGGAGACTGTCGCCTTCCATCCTCTCATAGAAGGCACTGACCTATGACCATCAACACGAACGCCAAGACCAAGGTTTGGATTGGCAGCGAACCAAACAACGCCATCGCCCTCCTTGATGATTTCGAGGCCGTCGATTGGCTTCCGATCAAGGAGATCGAGGACATCGGGGAGTTCGGGGTAGAGGGCAGCGAACAGACGTTCCTGTCGCTTGAAGACGGGTATGTCCGCAAGCTGAAAGGCTCCCTCAATTCGGGGACCATCGAAATGGTGACAGCCCGCGACCCGTCCGACCCCGGCCAGAACAAGGCGCGTGCGGCGGCTGGCGAATGGGATAAGTACCCGTTCAAAATCGAGTTGAACGATAAGCCGACCCCCACGGGCGAAAACACGATCTACTACTTCCGCGCCCCCGTCATGTCCGCCAAGTCGAACTACGGGAATGCGGACAACATCGTGCGCACGACCTTCAACCTTTCGATTGACGGGCAAATCCTCGAACTGCCTGCCGAAGCGACCGCTACCATCGCACCGGCACCGGGCGCACTGGCAGCGGGCGAAGTCGGTGACGCTTACACGGCCACCGTCACCGCCAGCGGCGGCGTCGGCACCGTGTCCTACGCTGTCACGACTGGCACGCTTCCGGCTGGCCTGTCGCTGAATGCTGCGACCGGCGCAATCACCGGCTCGCCATCGGCGGCGGCAACATCGAACTTCACCATCACCGCCACCTACAGCGGTTCGGGCGACGTGAGCGCCGCCTACAGCATCACCGTCACGGCGTGATGAAGATCGGGCATCCCATCATGATCGTGCTGGGGGGTGAGGCAATCGAGCTTCGCCCCTCGCTGCGCTTTGCCATGCGCTTAGAGGCCCGTCCGGGTTCCTTCGCGAGACTTACGCGGGAGATCATGGACGGGAGCCTGACCGCCGCCGTGGAGATCATTCGCGATCACACGGACATGGCGGACTTGCCGAAGCGTATCTTGGAGACCGGCCTTCCTCGCCTCACCACGCCGCTGCTGAACTACGTGCTGGGCATCGCGGGCATCGACATGGACGACGCTCCAGCGAACGAACACGGCAGGCCGGCTAAGCAGCGCCCCAGCGTCACCTTCGCGGAGTATCTGGCGAACCTCTACCGGCTGGGAACGGGCTGGCTGGGATGGACCCCGAAGGAGACGCTGGACGCGACCCCGGCCGAAATCATCGAAGCCTATAAGGGCAGGCTTGAACTCCTTCGCTCCATATTTGGGGGCAAGGAAGACACTCCGTCACCCGCATCCGACATCCCCCTGGACGACAAGGTCAAGACTGCCTTCGCCTCCTTCAACGTGGTGCGGATGCAGCGGAGAAAGGCAGCGTGACATGGCACAGCCTGCCGACTTCTGGCGCAACCTGATTGCCGAACTCATTCGCGAACGGGGAATGTCCGTCCGCGCCTTCTCACGCGAAATCCAGATCAGCCGCACCATCTTGCGGCACTATCTCGACGGCAAGTCCCGCATACCGATGGACCGGCTGGAGCGTATGCTTGCCTTCTTCGGATACGAGCTTGATGCGTTCCCCCGGAAGGTAGCGTGATGCCGTTCGCTGCCCCCTCCATACGCGCATGCGGCTGCATCCTCGCCAGCGGGGAACGCTGCCACCACATGGTCCAGCGTGACCGTGAGCGCAAAGCCGCCTTCGATCAGCAGCGCCCTACAGCCCGCCAGCGTGGCTATGACAGCAAGTGGGATCAGGCGCGCAAGGGCTTCCTTTCCAAGCATCCCCAATGCGCACGGTGCGGACAGCCCGCGACCGTAGTCCACCACTCAACACCGCACCGTGGAGACAAGGCCATCTTCTGGGACCGCAGCAAGTGGGTTGCTGCATGCCAGCCCTGCCATGACGGGCCGATGCAGTCGCAGGAGCGCAGGCAATGACCATTCCCTTCGCCAAGAAAGCGCCCGCGCCGCGCCACCTGTTCCGTGGTGAGTGGAAGACCGTGCGGGAGATCGCGGAGATCACCGGGATCAAGAAGCGCACGGTGAACAGACGCATTCAGCTTGGCCTTCCGATTGAGGGTCCGGCACGCATGGGGCCGAAGCCGCGCACGTTCCTGTTTCGGGGAAAGAAGAAGACTATCGCGGACATCATGGTCGCCACGGGGCTGTCGCGGTCACAGGTCAGCAAGCGGACAGACGGCAAGCGGTTCTTCGAGAAGTGGGAACTCACCGACCCCTATGCACCGCTACCTGACAGCGCCAGAAGCATCTTCTTCAAGGGGATCACGGACAGCGTATCAGGCTGGGCACGTCGCACGGGCATTCCCCGTCATGTAATCCGCGACCGATTGGCGGAAGGCTGGAGCTTGAAGCGCGCCCTGACAGAACCCGCAATGCGCGGCGGACAGAGGATCATCTTCAATCACAATAGACGCTGCATCACCCGCATAGCCGTGTCCTTCCGCTCACCAAAGAACACCCCCCGGTATCCGACAACTTTCACCCCTCCCACAGGGACCGGCGCACATCCCCTCGAATTTGAATTTGAAGGATCATCGGCATGAGCATCACGACCGTTGCCGACATCAAGGCCCATTCCAACATCGCCATCGACGCGGACGATGACCTGATCCAATCGAAAATCGACGCGGCGGAACAGTGGATTGCGAAGTTCATCGGCTCCCCGCTGGACGATGCGACCGCGTTTCCCGATGGCACCCCCGAACCGTTGAAGGAGGCGACCCGCCAGCTTGTCGCTGCTTGGTATGAACAGCGGGAGGCGGTCATCATCGGCGTGTCCGCAGACGAAGCCCCGTTCGGCGTCGTGGAGCTAATCCAGCCCTACCGGGAATGGAGCTTCTGATGTCCGCGCAACTCGACAAACTCAATCGTCGCATGCGGGCCATCCCGCCAGCCGTGCGCGCCGCCGTTGTTCCGGCCTTGGACCAGTCCGCCAATGAGCTTGTCGGGACCATGCGGAGCCTTGCCCCCGACGATCCGAAGACGCCGGACCCCGACTTGGAAAGCTCCATCAAGTGGAGGGCGGACAATGAGTTGAAGCGCACCGTCTTCACCGACGACTTCAAGGCGCGGTGGCAGGAGTTCGGCACGGTGAAGATGTCCGCAAATCCGTTCTTCTTCCCAGCGTACCGGCTCAAAAAGAAGCGCCTCGCCAGCCGTATCAAGCGCGCCATCGGGAAGGCTGTCCGTACCAAATGGGGGTCAGCATGATTGAGGCCACCCTTGCCTTACAGGCTGCAATCCGCGCCCGCCTGATCGGCTCCAGCGCCATCACGTCCGCCATCCCAGCCACGGCCATCGTGGACCGGAACGCCACTCCCGCCTTGGACAACAGCATCGTGATTGGCGAGGGGTTTACCGCGCCGGACGATGGCCTTGCCCGCCACCGCCACCATGCCACGCTGGACCTGCATGTGTGGAAGAAAGAGCCGTCCCTAGCCGGTGTGAAATCGATTTCCCAATGCATTCGCGAGGCCCTGCAAGACGGGCCGCTGATAGTCGCGGGATACCACGTGGCGGACCTTCGCATCGCCTCGACCCGCTTCCTTCGCGACCCCGGTGGACTGCATTCACATGCCGTCCTGTCCCTCGAATGTCGAGTTGCGGAGCTTGCATCATGAAGGCCGGTCTACTTGATCGCATCATCACCGTGGAGCGCGTCGGCACGAGCGTGGACGCCTACGGGACGCCTGTGGAGGGTTGGACCACCGTCGCCACCGTGCGAGCGCAGCGTGTTCGCCTGACAACGGAGGAGTTCCTTCGCGCCTTCGGCTCCACGTCCGAAGCCGTCGCCGTCTTCCGCATTCGCCACATGGACGGGCTTGCCCTTGCCGACCGCATCACATGCGAAGGCGAAACCTTCGATTTGAAGGGCATCGAGCCCATCGGGCGACGTGAAGGGCTGGAGCTTCGGTGCATCGCAGCCGGGGGCACGTGATGCCCCTGACCATCATCCGCAAGAAGAAGCCCAAGCCGAACCCGTTCCCCGACATCCCCGACCCGCTGGGATACGGACAGCGGGCGGTGGACTTCATCCGCTCCTTGAAGCACCCGATGTCCAGCCGCGAGGGCAATGCGTTCCCGCTGGACCCATGGGCGGAAAAGATCATCCGCCAGATTTACGGGCCGCGTCACCCGGACGGCTCCCGCGTCGTGAAGACCGCCGTGCTTCTTGTGCCGCGTGGCAACCGCAAGACGACGCTCACAGCCGCCATCACGCTCCTGCATGGCAAGGGACCGGAACGGCGTCCGGGTGCGCAGCTTGTCAGTGTCGCGGTGGACAAGAAGCAGGCCAAGGGCGTCTTCAAGGAAGTCGCTGGCATGATCGACGGCGATTATGCGTTCGCCCCGAACATCGGCAACAGCGCCAAGACCATTGACGAAGCGCGTGGGGCGAAGATCAGGGACTACTCCTCCAAGATCATCTTCCCCGGTGGCATCGACTATGAAGCCCTGTCCAGTGACGCCGGGACCGCACAGGGGCGCACCCCCAGCCTGATCATCGCGGACGAAATCCACGCTTGGTTGAAACGCGATCCTCGCGAGCTTTGGGGCGCGATGCGGGCTGGAGCTGCGAAGGTAGCGAACAGCCTGACCGTCATCACCACCACGGCGGGAGCCGGTCAGGAAAACCTCGCATGGGATGTCATCGACTACGCCCGCAAGGTTGCGCGTGGGGAGATCGAAGACCCGGCCACGCTGCCTATCTTGTTTGAGGCTCCGCGTGATGCCGATTGGAAGGACGAAGCCCTGTGGCATGCCGTCAATCCCGGCCTCCAGTTCGGCTATCCCGATCTTGAGGGGCTTCGGCAGATGGCGCGGGAGGCTGAACACAAGCCCGCCGAACGGTCCATCTTCCAACGCTACCATCTGAACATCTGGCAAGACCATTCCGCCGACCCGTTCTTGGATATGGGCATCTATGACCTCGGCGACGAAGCCGTTGATCTCGCCACGCTGGAGCACGAACCATGTTGGCTGGCGGTGGACCTCTCCAGCAACAGCGACTTGACCGTGATCGTGGCTTGCTGGCGCAACCCGGATCAGGAAGACGGCTACATCGTCCATCCATGGTTCTTCTGTCCGCGTGACGGCATTCACCGCAAAGCCGACCGGGACGGCGTGCCGTATCCACTATGGGCGGAAGAAGGGTTCATTGAACCGACCCCCGGCAACGTGGTGGACTTCCGCGCCGTGGAAGACTGCATCCGCGACCTGTGCGACCGCTTCGACGTGCGGGAGATCGCCTTTGATCCGCACCTTGCCCGCAACATGATGAACACGCTTAGGGAAGACGGGTATCCCGCCGTGGAAATGCGGCAAGGCTGGGTGACGATGGCACCGGCCATCAAGGAACTGGAGCGCGCCATCATCGCGGGCCGCTTCATCCACGGGGGCCATCCCGTCCTTCGGTGGAACTTCGACAACATCGCCGTGGAAACGGACAAGGCGGGCAACAAAGCCTTCCACAAAGGCAAGTCCAAGGACCGCATTGACGGTGCTGTTGCATGCGCGATGGCCGTGGCGCGGGCCGCAACCGGCGATGACACAAGGTCAATTTACGATAGCGACGAGCGGGCCGGTGGCCTGCTTGTGTGGTGAGGAACGATCATGGCCGCAGCAGCAGAAACCGAACAGCTTGTCGTCGCGCTTGAAGCTCGCATCCGCGACTTTGAACGGAACTTCATGCGGGCGAACCGCACCGCCAATGACAACTTCGGCAAGATCGAAAAGCGCGCCAAGCAGTCCGGGGACAATCTGGAGAAGTCCCTGTCTGGGGCCGCATCCCGTGTCGCTGGCGTGATGAAGAACTTCGGCGCGGGCTTCGCCGGGGGCATCCTTGGCGGATTGTCCGTCGCTGGATTGCAGCAGATCGCCCGTGGCATTGGGGACGTAGCGAACAGCGTTGCCATGATCGGGTCCAACGCGAAGAAGGCCGGTCTTAGCAACCGCTCCTTCCAAGAGCTTTCCTATGTCGCCAGTCAGGCGCGCATTGACGTTGACGCGCTGGCGGACGGAATGAAGGAACTGGCGTTGCGGGCGGACGAATGGATCGTGACCGGCGCGGGACCGGGAGCCGAAGCCTTCGCCCGTCTCGGCTACACCGCACAGGAGTTGAAGGCGAAGCTCAAAGACCCGTCCGCCCTTTTGGTGGACATCGTGGCCCGCCTACAGCAACTCGACAAGGCGGCACAGATACGCATCGCGGACGAGTTGTTCGGCGGCACGGCGGGCGAACGGTTCGTGGAGCTTCTGGACAAGGGGGCCGATGGCATCCGCCAGATGATCGCGGAAGCGCATTCGTTCGGCCTTGTGCTGGACGACCAGATGATTGCCAAGGCCGATGAAATCGACCGCAAGTTTGACCTGATCAGCAAGACCATCGGGACGAAGGTCAAGGGGGCCATCGTGTCCGCCGCTGGCGAGTTGCTGGAGTTCATGGACAAGATGAAGGACGTGGAGGAACGCCAGTCCGCCACGCTCGGCAATCAGTTGACGGACCTTGGCAGACGCCGCCTCGACAACGAAAACGCCATCCTGAAACTGCGCAATGACAAGGAGACCACCATCGGCGGGGCGCTCCTTGGTCCCGCATACGACAAGCAGATTGAGCATCTGGAGAAGGAGCAACAGGAGATCGCGGAAGCCGAAGCCCGCATCCTGAAAATCCTTGGCGAGCGAGACCAGAAAGCCAGCGAGGCGACCAAGGCCGCAGCCGCTTCCGTCCCTGACATCACGAAGTTGAACACCGCCATCGGCACCGGCAAGTCCGCCACAGACAGCGCCGCCAAGAGCCTCCAAACCTATGGGGACGCCATCCGCGCCTTGAAGGGCGAAATCCCCGAACTGGCGGAACAGGTGGCAGAACTGAATATGCGGGCGGACATCGACAAGTCCTACCGCGCCGCCCTCCAGAACGCCCGCACCATGGGGCAAGTCAATCAGGCCAACGCCCTTCGCGATCAAGCCCTAGCCGCCGTGCCGGGGCGCATGCAGGCGATCAGGGACAAGGGCGTGGACGACGCCAGCAAGGAGGCCAAGCAGAAGGCCGAAGACCAGATCAAAGCCTATTCCGACATCATCGCCGGTGCGCAGGAGTTCATGGCCTCACAGCAGCAAGAGGCGACCGCGCTTGGCATGGCGAAGGATGCCGCCGCCGCATACCGCTACGAACAGGAAATGCTCAATCAGGCGAAGCGTGACGGCATCGCGCTGACAGATGATCAGCGTGCGCAGATCGCCACCTATGCGCAGGGCATGGCGCATGCGGAGAAGGTCACACAGCAGCTTGCCGACACACAGGAGCAGTCAGCCGAGATCAGCAAGTTCTTTGGGGAACAGGCTGTGGATGCCCTGACCGGCATCGCCACCGGCTCCATGACGGCGATGGACGCGCTTCGCCAACTTCTGGCGACCCTGATCAAGCTCTTGATGCAGGCTGTGTTCCTTGGCGAGGGTCCGCTTGCTGGAAACCTGAAAGGCACGGGCGGACTGTTCGGCAACATCGGGAAAGCATTCGACCCGGCTTCCACGGCTACCGTCGATGCTGTGAAATCAATTTCAGCACCCGCGAATATGGCAGCGGAACAGACCTTCACCGCGCCGCTCGGCAAGGTGGAGCGAGCACCGCTCGCACCCATTCAGCAGACGGTGGAAGGGCTTCGCGGGACGATCAGCCCCGACATCGTGAAACCCGCCATGCAGGAGGCAAGCAAGAGCTTCGCCAAGTCCATCACGCTCACGCCGAAGGAAATCACCGACCTGAAAAAGACCCTCATGACCGAATGGGTTCCGGGTCAGGGCGACATGCAGGGCAAGGGCATCATTGACACCATCTTGAACCGCAAGGCGTCCGGTAAGTGGGGCGATAGCATCGGGGACGTGGTGAATGCCCCAAAGCAGTTTTCAGACGTGAATGGACCCCCAGCATGGAAGCATGGACGGCGTTCCGTGGATGACCTGTCCACATCCGATGCGCGATATGGGCGGGCGTCTGACCTTGTGGACAGCTACCTTCCCGAACGGGCGGCGGGAGCACCCTCCAGCGTCGGGGACCATTTGAACTATGCCAACCGCGCCTATTCGACCCCGAACAACTTCGGATGGATTGACGCGCTGGACGGACCGAAACTAGGCGGACACAAGCACGGCACGACCGCCGATCTACAGCGGTTCCGCCCCGGTGACTTCGGGGTCTCACTGCCGAAGGAGACCGTCCCGCCCGGACTGGACAGCATGTCCACCGGCTCCATTGCGGCGGAACAGGTCGAAGCCGTGCAACAGCAGGTGGAAGCGCAGCAGCGCCTTGCCGAACAGATGGCCATGACACAGCAGGCCACACAGGCCATGCAGCAGCCCCTACAGGGCATCGGGCAAGCCGCCACGCAAGTCGTGCCGAACCTTGGCGGATTTGGTCAGGGCTTGTCCGGCCTGCTTGGTCCGCTTACGTCTGCCGTCCCCGGCCTTGGTCAGTTCGGCGGGGCAATCCAGTCCCTCATCCAGCAGCTTATGAGCATGCCCATGGGCGGCATGGGTGGAGCCGGTGGCTTGCTTGGCGGGATACTCGGCTTCGCGGATGGCGGGGAGATCAGCGGACCCGGCACGGGGACCAGTGACAGCATCCCCATCATGGCGAGCGACGGTGAGTTCATGGTGAACGCCAAGTCCGCGAAGAAGCACCGCCGCCTTCTGGACGCGATCAACAGCGGGCATGTGCCAGCTTTCGCAGCCGGTGGCAGCATCGGCGCGGGGACATTCGCCCCGTCCAGCACCTACGCCCCCAGCCTCGCCATCAACGTCACGGGATCAGGGAACGGGAGACAGGACGCAGCCCTTGCGGGGATGATCGCCGCGCAGGTGGACAGGAGCCTTGATCGGCACAAGCCGGACACCTTCCGCTACTCCCGTGCGCAAGCCCTCACCAAGCAGGCGATGGACTTGCGTGGGGCGTCCAGCCGGAACGGTTAGGCTAACCGCAGCACTTCGGCGCTGACGGTGTGCAGCAAGTCGCTTCGACCGATTTGGCCGCCCGATGCCGTGGCTTGCAGATCGCGGCCCGGGGGGCAAGGCGCAAGACGATCTTGTCAGGATTTAG